TAAGTTCAACGTCACATATGTTATATTCAACATATTTTTGGAAGTCACGTTCATACAGTTTGGCAAGCGTGCCTTCTTCGCCATAGTCCAACTTGTTTTGACCAAGCACAACTTCAGCAATGTTGTCCAACTTGTAGCTTTCCTGCTTGCCATAGGTGTTGAGCGTAAACTTTTGGAACAAGTCCATATAGTCAAGTTGCTGAATGCCGGCGATGTTATAGAGCGTATTCTCACGGCCTTTCACAGTAACAGTCTTTTGCTCAATCTTACCCCATGGGCTCAGTTTGCTAGCTTCATCACTGCCCAATACTCTACTGATGCGATTCACAAGATAAGGAACATCAAAGAGTGTAGTATTCCAACCCGTAACCACATCTGGTGTATTGAGAGTGTCGCTCCACCAGCCGATAAAGTTCAGCAGCAGCTCAGCTTCGGTTTCAAATTGACGATATTCCTTTTTAAGATGCGGGCTGCTGCTAGCACTGACATCATAATCCTTTAGGCCCCACACAATGTATTGCTCGGCTCTGCTGCTTTTTAGTGCAATGGTCAATACACTATGACGTGCCTCACTAGGCTCAGGGAAACTTGTGGTTGTTACTCCTGGGATTACACCATAAGCAGTTTCAATATCAATGTATGCAATGTCAATAAGGCGACGGTCATACGCAATTTCATTGGGAAACTCTGCCTGAATAAAAGCAGGAATATGACGATCATTTCCATAGATCTTAAAGTTGGGAACACCTTCATAGCTTTTTGCAAACTCGCGGCACTCGCTCATACTATCAAATCTCATTGGCTCAAGTGGGAGCCCTTCAAGGCTGCGCCACTTTGCGTTCTTATCCTTGCTTTCCAGATACATTACTGGACGGAATTTGTAACTATTGTAAACCTTTTTACCTTCGTCATCATAGCCGCGATAGCGCAGGCTGTTCATATGGCGGTCGATGCAAGTATAGAATCCATTAATCATTATATGTTATTATAAACTAAATCGGCCCAGATGTAAACTACAAACTGGGCCGATTGGGATTTATTTTATTGCTTTACTTGATAGCAATAGTACGCGGCTTTTTCTCGTCAGGAATGACTCGCTCAAGAGCGATGCTTAAGATACCGTTGACAAGTGTCGCTTTACCAACATTAACATATTCGGCTAATGTAAAGCGACGCGTAAACTTGCGTGTGCTGATACCTTTGTGTGTATATTCCCGCTCATCTTCCGCTGTATGTTCGCCAGAAATAATCAGCGAATTTTCTACAGTTTCAATGTTAAGATTCTCAATAGAGAATCCCGCAACCGCAAGTTCAACCAAGAACGAATCGTCATTGATCTTGACAACATTATGCGGCGGATATACCTGTGCATTTTCCTTAAACGCGACATCGAAGTCTGCAAAGACTCGATCAAACCCAATGCCCCAATGGGCTAGTGTATTTATTTTCATATGTATTCAACTCCTTATTAAGCAAGTTTATAGTTTGTGGTTTATGTGGTAGATGAACCCGAAACGGCATTCACCTTTTGCGACCAACCAAGTCGCAAATCTATTTATTCTTATTAGACGTAAACTCAGAAAAAGAAAGCAATTTGCGTGAACTAATAATCTCAAAGAAAGTCTTTGCAGTTTGGCCATTTAGTTTGTCATAACTAAAATGTACGCTGCTATAAATTGGGCGATAGTGTAATGTGCGTTCTTTACTGTTGATAAGCAACTGCCCAGTTGTAACCATATCGCCTTTTCCTGGGTCGCCCATACGCACCGGATTCATGAATGGATCGTCGTTGGGCTTTTGGCTCATTGCCTCAAGAAAGTCAACAGGATCGCGAATCTCTACGTCACGCAAGTAGTTGTTGATTACTTTCCATCTTTCTTCGCTGCTTTGTCGCGATTTGATGATTTTTGGGTCAGTCGCATTTGTACTATATCCCAGCTGTGGAAGATCAATGCCATGATTAGTACGGACACAATGATTTTCATTTTTAGATATTTGCTTTAGGTTGTAAATGTATTTGCGCGGCTTCTTGTCGGTACTATCTTTTTTCTTAATGGTAAAACCGCCTTCAAGAAGATAACATACATCGCTATTGAAAATAAAAGTTGCACCTGCAAGTTCCTTTTCAATAAGCATCTTTGCTGCACTTTTAGGGTCTTTGCAAAGCAATGAATTGCGAATAGCTAGACCGTCTGGCGATACCATTGCTTTCTTTTTGCCGTTTTTACCAGCCTTGGCCAATACTTTGCCACCTTCTTTTTCGTCACTCTTTACACTAAAAGAAGCACTGATAATGGCTACACCATATTCATTGACACCTTCAGTCCAACGAGTAGTTTGATCATCAATGTATAGGCGTTGAATATTTTCTCGGTTAGAGTTGACAATTTCAATTTCTGTTTTATAATTGCGGTCTCGGTTTTTAGCTCCGACCCAGCCAAAGTTTTTGATATATTTAACAGCGATGCAACACATAATGGTATAGTATATTTATACATTTAGGAGATACACCAAATTACCACAGTCATATATTTTTTTCTTCAGACAAATCTTAATCAAACGCTGGTAGTAACTTGGCCAACATCTATTTTATGTTATGGTAATGCTGGCGGCGGTGCGGCTTATGGTTTTTATAATGATAGTGCCTGGCACGCGGCAGTAAATAATAGGTATGCGCAGGATGCGTATATACTGCAGCGCTATAGATAGGTGGTTCTACATATACTCTAGATGGTGCACTCACATAATGAAGATAAGTTGGATCGTATGTATGTACATAACAGCTGCACAGCGAAAGTGCAATGACGCATAATAATAAGTGTTTAATCATTTCTTTTTTTGATGTTGCCAATACTATATTTTGAACGAAGATCCCATTCACTCTTTACAGCATGTGAAATAATCTTAATTTGTTTGAGACTTGTGGTTTCTTTGATTGATTCAGGTTGTGCAACACGAATCAATCCCCAGTCACTTAAGAGTGTAACAATGGTATTGCGGCGACAATAGTCATCAGCAGTAAATGTTGACGGTTTGCCATCAAGCATAAAGAGTTCTTTAAAATGAACAATAAAGTAGCGGCCTTGCTTGTGCAAGATGTGGCAGCTTTGGTACAATACATTATGATCCTTCTTAGAGCTTACGCCAATACGACTTAATGTTTCTTTTACTTTTAAGAAGTCATCAGGCTCATTTAAATACACCTCTGCCATATCAGATGGCGCCCAGTCAACAATGTTTTGTAAATCGCGCATAGTAATATTACATATTTATATTATTTACCGCGTCCACCTTGCGTGCGGCTAGCACGTATACTTGACAATGCACTCTCACTTAATAGCTGTAAAGCTTCTCGCGCTTTTTCTGCGCTATAGCAATAATGGTCCATTAGTAGTTGTACATCAGCGCCATCATCCATCTTCTTGCTCCATTTGCTAAAGCGTTTTTTTGCACGAACAGTATTCTTTAAAAAGTCATATTGCATTTTAACAGGCAATGACGCATAACGGTTCATTTCATTTGCGAGCAACACAGTATCATTAAAGTATGAGAGACCGCGGTTGACCATGAATGGCACGTATGCGCGCTCTGCACTTGATGCATCTATGGCACCTTCGCTGTTGTCAGCTTTACATTCAGCCAACAAGCTTTTGCCATTACTTCCTTCATTGACACTATTGAGAAAATCAAAAAATGATAATTTCTTAGGAGCAGCAGCAGCTGCCGCGGCGCTTTCTTTTTTCTTGGCTGCCATATTATTTGGTCCATTCAACGCTGCTCATCAGTTCGGTCATACAAGCTACCATGTTAAGTTCTCTGTCGCTTACAAAAGCTGCTTTGTAACTATAATCAGCAAGAATAAGTACAGCACTTGGAATACTGTTGGGCGATGCGGATTCATATAAGCTATCATAAATCTTACGGAACACAACAGTGCTATCTAGGCTGCTGTTGTTGACAACCCAGCTGCGCATGCTTTTAAAATCTTTAGCACGCAAGTAAGATGTAAGTTCAGCAATGTTTTGATCGCTCATGCCTACAAGAATAGCTGTGGGAATCTCACCGCTGGTACTATACCGCTGACATTCATTTAGCACTCGACGCCAATCAGGAGCATAGCGAATAATCAGTTCAGCAATAGTTTTGTCTTGAAAGGCAACACCTTCGGCTTTGAGAATAGCACCAAGCCGCTTCATAAAGTCACTAGCCAGACTGGCAAGTTGCTTCTTTGTGGTATTAAATTCAACCACGCTGCAGCGACTATGAAGCGGCTCAATGATTCTGTTCTTAAAATTACACGTAAGAATAAATCGGCAATTGTTACTAAACTCCTCGATGAATCCGCGCAGCGCCGGCATTGTACTTGTGGGATTAAGATAGTCAGCCTCATCGAGAATAACCACTTTATAACCACCAGTCAATGATACAGTACTTGCAAATTGTTTGATCTTATTGCGCAAGACGTCAATGCCGCTTTCCTCACTGCCGTTGATCATGATGTAATCAAGATCAAGCTGATTACACAATGCTTTGGCAACTGTAGTTTTACCCAAGCCAGCAGTGCCAGCAAGGAGTAAGTTGGGCAGCTGCCCGCTCTTCACAATATCAGTAAAGGTTTTCTTTAACTCAGCTGGAAGGACGCATTCATCGATGGTTTGTGGGCGATAGCGCTCTACCCACAGATATTCATATTCATTTTTTTTCATAATATAGATTTGTTCTTACGTGCGTGTGTATTTTTGTTGTAGTATTATTTTATACTACTGTGATTGCTTTGTAAAGGTTTTTAATTTCGGATGTTTCATTCTCGAAATCAGCAACGTTCTTCTTATGGAAAAGCCGTGCAACTTTACGAATTAGTGGTTTACTAATATCAAAGGTTTCGGCAGCTGCACCAATGATTTCTTTAATTTGATCGCGGCTATCATCCATCTTGGACATTTCAGCACCAATTTCTCTAATGACATTTAGCATGTCAAGTTTTTGTTCTTCGTCTTTAAGGTCAATCATTTTTGGGTGTATATGTGTGTATTAGAATTGGCAAATAGTCTTGTGTAATTTTAATGCTAGGAGTAGGCGCTGGCGGCTGTGACGTTGGAACCGTTAGGTATGCATATGCACAGAAGCCAACCGCAGTCCAAAAGGCAAGAGAATATAGAACAGACATGATGGGACTGTTAGCACGGCGTTGTGTTTGTGCAATCATTCCTGAGTGTCCAGGTTTAGTTGATGCGCTCATATATTGAAGCCACAAAATAACGCGGCCTGGGCAAGTAAACACCTCAAAAAGGCATCCGCTCTTTGCAGTACCATCAAGTCTGTCTACACTCATATTATCCTTCAGATGTATCTTCGTCTGCTTTCTTAGCCTGGCCAGCAAAATCAAAGTTCAATTGATTTGCTGGAGTTTCAGTTTCTGCATCTGCGCCAGTGTTGGTGGATTCTGCAGCATTGTCTTCTTCAGCAACAGGCTCAGGAAGGAAGCCCTTAAGCTTTTCAAATAGACCGCCAACAACGGTAAATTCAGCTGCTTCAAATGCGCCACGACGAGATGCAGTAGCGATGATGTTGACAATAAGTGCAATGTCATCAACAGTAATTTGTTGCGGGGCGGCTTCAGTTTGTTCTTGTTTTGTTTGTGTACTCATATGTTTGTTTATAGGATTGTTGTTTATGCGTTGTAGCTGCTTGTCTTTTCAAGAGCAATGTAATAATTGACTGGCACCGAACTATTGGTCCAATGACTAATCAGCTTGGAACTAATCTTAACGTCATAGTCTCCTGGGATTACCTTAAGATTGGCAATAAGAAATTGCAAGTCAAAGGATGCGGTATTTGGGTTGGTATCATCAAGAACCACACTAAAGCTGTTGGCTGTAGAGTTCTTTGGATCAATCACACTCAATGTAATAACGCCGCCTTCACCACCAATACTTACAATGGTATGGCCTAGCACACCAGCAGCTTTACGAATTTGGCCAAGCAGGTCACTGCCAATAGTTACGGTCAAGTCAGCAGACGGCATATTGATTTTACTCTTAGGAGTAGTAAGAATACTTTGATCCGCAAAGCGATAGCTTGCCTTGGTGCGGCCACTCTTAAATACCACACTGTCTGCAGTAAAGTCAAGATCAGGATCGCTCATTAGCGAAAACATGCTGATGAATTCTGTAAGGTCATAGATGCCAAATGTGGTTTCAAAAAGTTCAGTAATTTCAGCGCTTGCCATAATGTTTTTGGCTTCTGAAATGGTTGACAGCGCTTCTCCGCTTTTGACAATCAAGTTGCTGTTGATTGCTGCGAAGTTTTTTAGAATCTCAAGGGTTTGTGCAGATAGTTTTGTCATATAGTTAATTATATACAGTTGTCTTTAAAATGTAAATCTTTTTTATTATTTTTCTTTGCTTGCAAAATCCAATTCGCTGTAGAACAACATACAGCAAGCAGCATGTGCAGCATGATGTAGTCCACTTTCAGGATCATTCTTTTCGCCTTTTTGCAATGCCCACATGTGTCGTTGAGCCGCTGCAAAGTAGCGAGTCTTTGCATCATCAAGCAGTCTCCAATTGTCTCGAGAATACTTAACTGCTCCATATGTAAGAACCTTTACGGTCTCTTCTAAAGCATACGGAGGAATCAAACTATAATCTGGTTTGTCAGCATCATACTTGATGCCTTTTGGTTTAGAATGATTGTGTATCATGCAAAAGAAAGGCAGGAGCGTAGCAATCTGCTACGCTCCTGCGGTTGTTAAGTATTAGACATTCTTACGTGCGGTACCCAAGCGATAGCGGTTGACA